CGATTGATTTCAATGCACTGCAGTATCAAATGGCACCATTGTCAGTTCAGTCGCCGCTTGATCTCATGGTACCGCAAATGAGAAAAAAGATTACAAAGTATCAGATGCTGACAAATGCCCTCGCGGCCCATGGTCTCGAGAAGAAAAAGTCGCCTGGGGATGGCAACTGTCTCTATCATAGTTTGACCGACCAGATTAATGCACTTGGACGTTATCACGAATACGACCACATTAGCATGCGGCGTTCGATTGTTGCGCACATCTACCGAAACTACGATTTCTACGGGAATTTCCTAGAAGACAAGCTTGTTACCAAACTTCGGCTCGGTAAATGGGGATCTCACGTTGACGTGTCTGCAGCGGCGGATTTGTTTAATGTCCAGATCACTGTTGTTAAATATAACGGAGAGGATGTAATTCTACCACGTCATAATAATCCAGATAGTGTTGTGGGTAGCATTTTTCTGTGTTTTCAGAGTGAACTGCACTACGATTCGACAAGGCGCATTGAGTATTGATTTTGCAAACAGTTCCCCAAATGGAGTTTAAAAATATATTTCAGGATGGAAATTATGAAGTGATTACGTTGGATCACGGGTGTGAAATGCCGCTCAAGCGGTAGAGCAAGAGCTCACAAACAGAACTGAAATAGATTAGTTAGTTAGAAAGTAATTTCTCTGGTTTGACAGCCGAGAATAAGGTGTAGAGGTGTTTTGCATCACCTCTATACCCCCCACTGCTCTCCTTCCTCCCCCGGTTCTATTATAGCACCAATTGAGTGTCTATGTCTACTGGCAGAAAGTCTTTGATGTGTTGGATCAGTTTTGAATGTGTCGGCAGTTTCCCTTAGTCTAGTAACCGCTGCGGGTTCATTTGGTTTTGGTTCGAGTGGGCGTGCGGTAATACCGTTCACTTCATTGTGTCGTTGTTTTTCTAGATCTTCTCTCTGTTGATTTAAACGCTGTGTTTCGATGTCCGGTGCACCAAGTGCAGTTGCTGGTTCATTTATATCATACCCACTTTTTCTAAGTTTGTCATTAAGTGAAGGTTTATAAATAAACATTTTCCAAAACATATATACCCCTGCAACTATTGCAAGACCTAATACAAATCGGGCGGTGACACTATTATCTTCTGCCATTTAATCTATATGTTAGAAAATCTGCCAATGACACTTGACAACCAGTTCCATAATTTGAACTCCGAGTATGTTCCACCAAAAGAATACAAATCTATCGACTCTACAATTCAACCGCAAGTACCGGACGAACCCCCGACACCACACAGGGGTATTAAAATCAACGAACCAATTGAATCACTACCCCCACTATGTGTATTGACATGGTATGGCGCAACACTTGAGCTCTTACAAAAAGTTATAATTTCACATCCGTATCTTCTTACATCAAGCGTTGTGGTATATTGTCTCAAATATAATGATCATGAAATGGCGTCATACTTTATTAAAGAACTCGAGATACTATATGAGTTCAATATGAAGCCAATTATTTTTAGAAATTCAGCATTACTTGCCCAAGCATATCGCGACGGTGCGTCACGTAGACTCATTCAGTATCTGTCATATATTGTGAATAAACTAAATCCCATAACCATACCCGGTCAGTGTCATCCTTTGTTAAATTAAATTATTTTATATATATATATATATAAGACACATTATGGGTTATTCGTGGATGTCATATGCTGCCGCCGCAAAACATATTCCAGAGGCAAAACGCCTTAAGGTGTCGACTGTGGCCCGTAGTTCGGGTGGTTTTATGGGTAATTACAAGCGCGCGGGTAGTTCAAGTAAGATGAACAAGCGTCCTCTTGGGCGAAACACCGTTGGTGGTAAAACATGGGGTCAGAAAAGAGAAGCTTTCATTAAACGTCATTTGGCACAATATAAAAAGAACAAGACAGAAAGACGTTGGTATGCACTAGTTATGTGGGCTTATAAGCCAGGTGCAAAACCATCTGGTAAAAATAAAAGTGATAGGGGAAAGACAACTAGACGCAGCAGTGGAAAGAAACGCCCCCGCTCAACACGCAGGTAGGCTGTATACAATAGGTAGTTCTGACATAAACGGACACGTTCCATTGCGTTTCATATTGAACCCATATGAAACAACTTTGACGCCCGTATTTTTTGCAATCATCACTTCTTTGTAAAATGTTGGACATGTTCTGTAATTTGGCATGAAGGCGGTTGCATCGTTTCGAACCACCATAAAAACAATGGCCGTCTTTAAGTCTGGGTATCTTGTGTCTTGCTTTTCTCCTGTGGCAATCTTAGTTAGTTCACGTACGTGTTTAATTGCGCGACTTGATACAACTTTGTTACCTGTAAGCTCGTCTTTTTGCCGTGGTTTTCCCCATGGAAAAATTGCAAGACCGTCCACGTAGTTGTCTGTAGACTTATCTCGGTCCAAGTCAACGATGGTTTTGACTTCAACAAGAGTATACGTTCCGTCAGTATGCTTCACCAAAAAATCAGAACGCATATCGCATCCCGCAACATTTGCAACTTCTGCTTGAATTGAAAGCACGTTTTCAAATCCCGGAAGATGGTTGCGTGATGCATAATAATTAAATAGTTTTTCGCCTTGAGACGGATGTGCACCAATCCAAGTGTCTGAATATTTGCATTTAACTAACTGAGTAATGTACATTGTTGACGGCGTCCCATATTGTTTAGAATACTCTTGTTTGACTGGGTTACCTTTTTTGTCCATTTTTGGTGTCACGCAAATTACACTTCCAGGTACACACTTTCCGCCAAGGTCAAGGCTTGGCATGTGTGTGATACCATTATCTGTTTCTGATTTTATGTCGCCAACGTACGGTGATTTGTTGTGCACCGATGGCTTTGCTGTTACAACAGATTCAATGTATTCATGTGGCTGAGTATATATTGGCATACATATCCTTTTGCTATCTGAGGAACTATGGTGATCGTTGATTATAGTGGTCATAGTTTAAATATATCACAATGTATAAATGCCAACAAAGCTATACTTGTCAAGCAAACTTACTCAGTCTTACATTGCATTTCATGGAATAACTGATGTAGTTAAAGTATACGAGAATCCCAAAAAAATACCGTCATTGATCCTGTCTTATGTTATCCCACAAGCAAGCATATTTATAATGCCTATTCATGTTAGTTATGTGTTGTTCAGTATAATGAGTGCATATCACTTTCGGCATAATCTCAAATCGACGACAGTATCAGTTTTGTTCGTTTTAATTGTTTCAATATTTCGATTATTACCAATTATTGAAGTCTTTTTAATGTACCATTCAACGATGCATTACATTGAACATTGGGATCAAATTAAAAGGAATAAAGTATTGGTTGGTATAGCATCGTTTTTAACATATATTTTAATTGAAATAATATCTACAAAACACCTCATCGGAATTGCAACCGGTCACATACTATTCAATGACAAAATAAATTAGTGTGTTGGTGTTATTTGAACTCTTTGCTGTCTATATTTGTATTTTATATAAATGAACGGTGTACATGTGCTGCATAACAGTGTGCTTGATAATAAAATTAATGTTAAATATTCAGTCATTTATATACTACACTTATTTTACAAACAGACGAGCACATGCTGGATTAAAGGACTCTGCGTACTCACGTGCAGTAACTGGATATCCGCAATCTGCATCTGGGTTTGCACCATACCATAGCATGGCGTCAATCTTGCCAAGATTCTTATCTCCGAGATAATTGTCAGATACGGCATATCGCAGCATAGTATTAAGATCATTGTCTCCGCTATATGTAGACGTCTTCCATGTAGTATATACGTTAATATTAAAATATCGAGAGAACCATGAAAGAACTTCCGCCTTTGCCAAGTGCATTGTACCGTCGTGTCGAAGAATGACATCTACACAATGATGCTTGTGCTCCTTGATTGCGTAAAAAAGAATTGGCATACGTCCACTTTTCTTGTGAAGTGATGGATCCATCTTAAGAATGGTCTCGAGAGTGTCGAAATCATTACGACGAATCGATTTAATTGCTCTGTTTACATGCAGCAGATTTTTTGCCGAAACACGATAAGCAGAATAGGGAACTCTAGTGATAGGATACAATTTATGATCAGGGATCGACATATCGTTAGCTTGTGCTGGTTGCAGACGAACTTTCACTAGAATATAATCTCCTTGCCAGAAAGAATCCACCAACACCAGACAATATTGTGGCAATTGTAAGGCCAGTTGTACTTCCAATAAAATCACGCGTTTTGCGTTCCAATGCGTCTTCTGTATTATCCAAATCAGTTTCGAGCTTTACTATGCGTTTTTCCGCACCTTCTTTGTATTCCACTAGCAATTTTTTCTCTCCCTCAAGTATACCAATACGACCTCTCTCTGTAGAACAATCCGCATTTTCGCAAATTGGACACCCGATTGTCCCACCATTGTCATCGTCTACTTCAGTTGGTCCCCGTGTCGTAAAATAGTAAACGAGCCCAAGTACAATTCCAACCACAACAATTGTAATTAATATTTTCTTGTTTTCAAGTAATACAGCTTTTGCCTTGTCAAGCATACTTGGCTCAGTTGACGGCAGTTTTATGTCAGACATTATTTAATTAATTATATATAAAAAATTCAAAACAGTTTATCGGTTTGATCTATAAAGATGGATTATAAAAATTGTATTATTCGATATATAATTTTACTTGCCTGCGTCAAATACAAGTTTACTAACAAGAGTATTAAACACACTCAAACGACTATTTACCATACTGCATGACTCATTAAATGATGATAGATTAATGACATCTTGAAGTGTGCGATTCGTACCGGTATTATCACTGTTTTCAATGAGGGGATAGTAATGACGCATACGCATTGCAAGATTACGAAACACGCCAACTTCACGAATAAACTCGGAATAATAAAAGTTCATACGCGTGTATGAAAGTGCCATATCATTGATAATGTTCTTTTGGGGAGCAGACATACGGATTGATGTATTCGTTATATTATTCGTAACAACCCGCGTGATGAATATTACATCACACTTTATGGATTGGTATTGGATTGGTATCGCATGATAATCACCAATCAGAATCGCAGTCGAGTTTATATAAACAACTCACAACCAATATCAATATGTCTGCAGTTCCCAAAACTCGTAACCTTAAGCGCACCTTTGCGGATGACCTTATGGATACCCAGTATCGCATCCGGAACGAAAATGCTGCGCTTAAGAAGGAAGTTACCAAACTTAAGCGAGAACTAGGTGCTACAAACGATGCAGTGAATACATGGATGCACGAGGCACAGGAGACGGAGGTAGATTACATTGAGGTAGAAGAACGCATGGATAATCAGTATACCAAGCACGTGAATGACCTCATCGAAAAAAACAAAAAAATTGAAGAGAAGAATGCAATCATCAATAACCTAATGTCAACCATTGGAACCGAGCGTCGCAAGGCAAAGGCGACAGAGGCCGCACAAAAGCACCCTGCATGGTATACCAAGCACATGGAGCGCACGTATAACAAGTATTTCCAGGTACTGAACGATGCCGGCGTTCATCCCATGTCGGAATTTGCAAAGCAGGACACGGTTGATCTTCAACAGAAGTATTCCAATCACATGTCACCAAAGGCAATTGACGACCTAAATCATCGCGCAGAGGATTTTGCTTGCTTTACTGCAGAGTCAATTAATAATCTATTCCCTGGCTTTTATTAATTTTATATGTATTAAATAAATGGCGACTCTCGCCGAGCGAGTAATAGAATACATTGATTATTCGTCAAATATACCCCCAAGTGAGCGTGTTGTCGTAGATTTACCAAATGTATTGTCTGCAAATACACCAATGAATGGACGTCTTGATAATGCACCAGAGTTTATTCTTGTAACTAAACTTGAAAGTCTAGTGTGGCATTATAAAAATAATTCGCAACATTTGATGAATGTATTAAATAAATACACACAAAACAGTTATCATATTATTATTATTGATTTGCCAAAGTGTTCGAATTCACATGGATATCAGTCATGTACCAAATACGCGGATCCAATGGAAACTGCATATAGTGGTGGGGAGAAGCCATGTGCAACTGCACATTTGTCGGGAGGCGGATATGTCACTGACTTTTCCACAGTTGGGCATGATACATGTAGCCCAGATGATATGATTCAATTGTTATTAAATATGAGTGCAGATGGGCAATACAGAGGTGTTATTACTCGCGACCAGAATATTCTGACAACATTCAATGATCCAAATGTTGTTGATCTACAAGAGTTTGATAAACTTGCCATTGCCGGTATGATATTAATGAGTGGTTATGGTCAAGACTACAATGCATTTAATATAGTATATGAGTATGGCCCAAATGGGGACAAGCTGGAAGAATATGAACAACCACTATTTTCTGCAATTAAGGATACACTCCTTAGATTCAATCCGCCACGTAATGTGGTATACTTGGAACAATTTCATGCGCTACCATATGAAGTACAGAAAAAATTAGAAAACGACAAGCGTGCGTATACAAACCGTCCCCGGTTTCAATCAAGACGGACAAATACACGAAATTGGGAGAGCATGCGACGGTAATTACCTATATTGATCCAAATAACTAGATGTCGCTTCCCGTGCGTCATTTACAATATCCGCTCG